CGGCAGGAATAAGTCGGTCGAAGGAACTGTCACCAGCATCTTTAACGAAAGCCCCGGCAGGAACAAGGCCGTTGTTGCAATGTTAAGCGGTGAAGTTCTTTGCGAGGACTTCAAGCCTTCCTCAAAGGTGGGTGAGTGGTTTGTGAAGAACGAAGTGACGTTTGTATGCCGTGGTTCAATACCGCCTGAGATTGGCAAATTGGTTGGCTATATCAGTGTTGGTTTCAAGAAAAAGCCTGATGATGTAAATTCAATGAAGGTAATACTTAACCAAGCCGCAGCAAAAATGGTGAAATAAATGGACTGGCTCAAACAGATTGCCCCGACGATTGCCACGGCGCTTGGTGGCCCGCTGGCTGGAATGGCCGTGTCTGCCATCTCCAAGGCCATTGGCGTTGACGAGGCCAAGGTGGGCGACCTGATAGCCAATAACAAGCTGTCAGCCGAGCAGATTGCACAGGTCAAGATTGCCGAGATTGAGCTGCAAAAGCAGGCGCAGGAGTTGGGTCTTAACTTCGAGAAGCTGGAGGTCGAGGATAGAAAGTCGGCTAGGGAAATGCAGGCCACGACTCGCTCAATGATGCCGCCAATCCTAGCAGGGTCAGTCACCGTTGGATTCTTCGGCATCATGGGCATGATGTTTTTCAATCAAATTGACAGCAGCAACCCGGCAATCCTGATGATGTTGGGCAGTCTAGGCACCGCCTGGACGGGGATTATTGCGTATTACTTTGGCTCCTCGGCTGGATCTCAGGCCAAAACAGACCTTCTCTCCAAGGCGGGAAAATGAAGCTCACCGAACATTTCACCCTTGAGGAACTGACAGCCAGCGAGACCGCAGAGCGCAATGGGTGGGATAACACCCCAAACGAGCAGGAACTGGCTAATCTGGTGCGCTTGGCTGAGTTTCTCGAGCAGGTAAAAGAGGTGCTGGCCGGCAAGCCCATCATGATCTCGTCGGGCTTGCGGACAAAAAAGGTTAATGACGCTGTGGGCAGCAAGGACACCAGCCAGCACCGAATCGGCTGCGCTGCGGACTTTAAAGTGCCTGGCATGACACCGGACACTGTGGTCAGAGCGATCATTGCGGCTGGCCTGCCCTACGATCAACTGATCAGAGAATTTTCAGACCCAGTAAATGGTGGTGGCTGGACGCACATCAGCATCCCGAATAGCATCAATTTCAGCCCCCGCGCGCAGGCGCTGATTATTGACAAGGCCGGTACGCGGCCTTACGCGTAACTAGCCTTCCACCGAATAGAATCGGGATGGCGTTTTCCACTCCCTGTCTGGTGCCGGCGTAATCCAAGACGGGTCGTGCCACACCAGCCTGTTGTTGGGGTACGAGATCCACGGCCCCGAATCCAGCGCAATAAAATGATGGTTTTTGTGCTGCTCTGGCAATTCACTCCAGCCGGTTTTCATCCAATCCACAGTAAACAGGTAATTGCCTTTCCGAATCTGCCCGTCCCTGCCCAGCGCGGTCACCGCGTGGCCCTTTAAAAACGGCAAGGCGACGACCGTAAATTCGTAGCCGTAGCTATCCCACCAGGACGACTGTTGCAGCGGCAGCGGGTCGCACGGTTTGCTGCAAATCATGTGGATCGGCACTCTTGCCCAGCACGCGCCGGAGTCCAGCATCACCTGAAACATCGGCGCGCGCGCTGGCTCGGCACGAAAAGCAAACACCACCGCTTTTGTAAACTCGCCATGCCCCTTTTGTTCGTCAAACAAAAACTCGTTTCTGACGTAGCAGGGTGTGTAGGGGGTTTCGGCCAATAGTGTCATTTTTTAACGGCTTGAATGATGGCCGAAACGCCCTGCACTTTTTGCCGGTAGCGCCGGATCGTGGCGGCAACGTCCGTTGTTGCGGCATTGGTTGGCACAAACAGTTTGTTCTCAATAAGATATATATTGCGTTCACGCAGGTATGCGATGGCGGCGTTAAGTTTATCCATTGTTCTTCTCCCTATCTATCGGCCCTCTAAACATATAGCCGCCGAACGCCTCCAATACTTTCCCTGCTATCTCATCCCTTGTCTCAGGTGTAGCAACTTCATCAACGGCTTCCCACAGCATCCTGAGCATGTCTTTAGCCATTTCGTCCGGTGTCAGTATCATGTGTTCTTCTCCTTGAGTTTGGCTTCAATAGCTCTGGCAAAATCAACTGCAGAATCTTTAGGGCTTAACCATGCTTGCCAAATCTCATCATCCGTCAGACCTAACCACTCACGCCGTTTAAACTCCATCATCGGCGTTACCAACTGTTTGAGTTCCAGCAGCCGCGTCTTTTCTGCGAGTTCGCGTCCGGGTTCATCCGGCACCTGCACCTCGTCAATCTTTTTCAATCGCTCAACCTGATCCGCCAGCCACTCCAATGTCTCAGGCCGAAGATGCTGACCGAACCGCGCGGCGTTGCGTAACTGTTTAGGGGTAATCATTTCCACCTCCAACACTTGATCACGCCATCCTCAATGACGTAGATCGTCATCTCGCCTTCAGCCTGTGGCATGGGGCATACAGAGAGCGCCACCTTCTGTGCGGCAGGCTCAACTTCATTTACACGATACCCCACCGCTGCCGCAGCCGCGCCAACGAACAGACCTGCCACCAGCACTACGGCCATGCGCTTTATCATGATGCTGCCGTCAATCACGTAAGGTTTCATTTAATCCCCCCGGATTGTTGTAGTTCACGGAACAGCATCGAATACACCCGTGCTACTTCTGGGCGTAGACCATGCCGCACGCCCCTGTCCTGCACAAAATGTTCGCCCCACTTGGACTTTGGTATGCCAAAGTACGCGTACAACTGCTGCACGTATTGCGGGATCGTCATTTAAGCAGCTCCACACGTTCTCGGGACACGCGCAGGACGTTGTACCGCTGGTGCAACCGCTCAAGCACCACCACGCGCCGGGTGCCTACCTTTTCCTCGTTCAGCATCTGCAACACCTCATCCTCGGTCTTGGACGCAAGGACGTGGTTTAACTCACGCCAGGTTAGTTTTTTCAATTTTCTTCTCCAGTTCGTCAATGTTCGTCAATACCCGCAACAGCCCCCGTTGCGCGGCGTTGAACTGCCGGCGCCGGATAGTCAACTCGGCCTTCGCCGCCCGCAACTTATCCTTCAGTGCGTCGATTCGTTTCATTTCAAGGCTTCCATAGCTAGTTGAGATAGTGATTTCTTGTCGTGCAGCGCGTCGTAAATTTTCTCGTCTACCGTACCCTCGGTCTGCAAGATATAGACCCACACGTCGCGCGTCTGGCCGCTGCGGTGCAGCCGCCCGATGGTCTGCTCGAACAGCTCCAGCGACCACGGCAGCGACAGGAACACCATGTGGCAGCCGCCGAATTGCAGGTTAAGCCCGTGGCCGGCAGACTTCGGGTGCGCCAGCAGCAACTCGATCTTGCCCGCGTTCCACCGTTCGATGGCGTCCGGCTCGTCCAGCGTCACGGCGCGGGGGTAGCGGCGCTGTAGTTCGGCCAGCTCGGCCTTGTACTGGTAGGCAATAATCGTGTTGGCGTGCTGGTTCTCGGCCAGCAGGTCGTCCAGCACCTGAAACTTGTGTTCGGAGATCCACTTCGTCTCCTTGCCCTCGGCGTAGACAAAGCCCGAGGCCATCTGTTGCAGCTTGGCCGTCACCACCCCCGCGTTGGCCGCAACGGCCTGGGTGTCGGGAAACTGCACCATAAAGTTCTTTTTCATGGCCTTGTAGTCGGCCATGTCCATCGCGCAGCTTGTCTTGACCACATGCAGCGGCGGCAGCTTGTCCTTGTAATCCCCCGCGTCCAACACGTACGTGGCGGGCTTGATGCGCGTCATCACCTGCGCCAACGCGCCAGCGGCGGGCGTCCACTCACCGAAGTCACGGTTGATGCAGTGGAAGTACTGTTGCAGGAATGCGCCCTTGCTGCGCCCAAGCAACGCCTGGTCGATCACCTTGCACTGCCCGAATACGTCCTCCAGCCCGTTGCTGGTAAAGCTACCGGTTAAGCCCCACCGGATACGCATGTCACCCAGCACCTTCAGTATCGCCTTGAACCGCTTGCCGGACGGGTTCTTCAGGCGCGTCAGC